TTCAGCTTGATTCTTGCAACGATAATACTTCTCTCGACCTCTAACAATATTAACAAGACCAACACTTTCTCTAGGGCTTTCTTCCTTTGCGTGAACTAGTGCTTGATCTTGTACCTCTTCGCTTAACTTCATTTAATTTTTCCAGCACTAGGGAACGATCCAAACGGCAACTCTCCATTTTCCCCGAACCGTAGCTTGCAGCTTTTTAAAGACTTCCCACAGCGATCCGTAGCAAGTGAACCTGTCGAGTTATCATCCACATCCCAATAATTGCTGCCTGTATAACTGCATTCAGAACTGCGATAAGCCCATTGGCATACATTGGCTATTATTTGCCTTCTAGGAACATATTGACCTGCTAAATCAAACTTTGAAGCTAATTCAAATTTAACCAGATCCCTATTCTCCGTATCTTTTCGATCTATGTACCAGATTTCAACAGGCCACTGAGCGTGAGGATCAGCAAAACCTTCCCCATCAAGGTAACGCTTTAAAGTACGAATCCTTCTTACTTCTGCTCCTGTTAAATCGTTATAAGGGGTAACAGCATTAACAT